TTATACTCGTACTTGTTGTACTTGTAAAACTTTTAAAGTAAGATCTAGTACAATTTTTTCACGAAGAGTATCAAATGGTTCGTTTAGGTCTGTTGGACAAGGTGAAAAGTCTAATTCAAAAAATTGAGCGCTGACTAATTCGCAATACGGTTGTTCATTATAAAAAACTGTATTTTCGAAGAAGTATTTGTCTAAACGTGGTAGATCACCATTTTTAGGATTAATAAAGTGAGAAGTAGTATCTGAGGAAGCAGCTACTATAGCTTGTGATAGAAAATCACCAGCTGTTAAATCAGCAAAACCAGAAAATGGAACATTGGCAATGCGGTCATATAGCACACCATTACACTCGTCATTTGCATATTCAATGTTTTTACGAATATATCCTTGGACAAATAATTTTGCTCTTGTAACTCGGCGGTAAGGTGTACCTGGTACTGGAGTAAATGCTACAGGAACTAACTTACATTGTGTTAAAAATGCATTTTTTAAAATGCGTTTGATTTCAACTGCTGGAGGATCTAATGAAATATCAGATTCTACAACAATTTGAATCGTTCTTTCTGCTAAAACAACTGGGATTTTTACAATGGGTGCTCCTGGAGTAAGAATTGGTGTCGCAGCTGCATCACTTAATGGTGTTTGAGTTTGTCCATTTACCTCACAAGGTACGTTAATTGGGCATTGTTCACTCATATTATCTAATCTCCTTTTTAAAATAAATTTAGATTTTTAAAATCTTTCAATGTCAATATATTCGTTTTTTTCATTTATGTATAAGCATGTATACTAGTTTTTGAAATTTATTTATAGAAATTTATTAATAGGAGATATTTTTATAAGGTGTATGCTTCTATAAAATTTTATTGTGCTCAATATACGAATTTAATAATATATTATTCTAATAAGATTTACAGAAAGAGAAACATGAGTTTTTTATTGAAGTTGTAGGAAAAATCTAAGGAAGAAGAGGGCGAGATACCTGGCGGCTTAAAATGGTGACGACGGATTATATATTCCTATAAAAACTATCAATAGTCTTGTATCTCCTACTTTAATTGTAGAAGTAGAATATACAACATTAGCAAATGAAAAATGATATATAGGAGTAAAACAACACTCGATAAGGAAAAAGAGTTAGAAATCCTTCAAATTATTTATGTTGTTAAAAGCTGGTGGGAAAACGAAAAAATAGTTCAAACTATAGTTTCAAATACAGAATAGAAAGATGTGGAAGTAGTGGCAGAGTCGTGACCGCTTTTTGGCAGTAAATGTGCCGGTTGTTTTGGAATCAACGTGATATATTTGTATTGTGAGTAGTGGCGGAAAACATTGCTTATAAAATTCCTTATAACTGAAAATGGATCGTCATAACCGGTGGCGAAGGTTGCAGATTGGATGAACAGTTATTTCTTGTTTTCACATTTAATTGCAATTCACGTTGTATAAACGGGGAAGGGCTTTTGCTCTTCTTCCAGTTACTTAATAATGTACAAACAAATTGATGCAGCAATATTAGGTGATTGGAAGAAGGAGAAAATTTCATTTACCGTAATTGAAATACAAATAAATAATTGATATCAGAGCATCCATTCAGGTGCTTTTTCTTTTGATATGCTAATTAAACGCAAATCGGTATTCCAAGTACTCTTAGAGCTAATGCTACTTGAAGAGAAATCTCTAATCTAGCAATTTCGATACCAGCTACTGTAAGAACTAAAAAAGTTGGCCATTTACACACAAAACAAACTCAACACAAACCAAATATTGTAAAGAGGGTTAAAAAAACCACTTAATGTAACACATCATATATTTTGTTACATTAGATTTATCAGTAGAAATGCCGTTATATCAACGTTTCTTTCTATTCTCAAAAATAACTACCATATTTTATGTAACATATTGTATAATAAAGATACATCTAATGTAACATAACGTATGGAGGGTTAAGGAATGAAGTTTGTGCAACCAATACGAGATAAGAAAAAATTAGAAGAAGTGAAAGAGGTTTTACGTCGCCAATCTTATCGTGATTTGTTTTTATTTGAAATGGGAATCAATACGGGTCTAAGAATTAGTGACTTATTAAAGTTACATGTAAATGATGTGAAAGAAAGAACTCACATTGTTATTAAAGAACAGAAGACCGGAAAAGAGAAACGTTTCATTATCAATACAGTGTTAAGAGAAAAAATAAATGAGTATGTAAGTGGAATGAACGAAACAGATTGTTTATTTGCTTCTAAAAAGACAGGGAAACCAATCACAAGAATTCAAGCTTATCGAATTATGAATGCTGCTGCTGAAAAAGTAGGCCTTGATGAAATTGGAACGCATACGCTTAGAAAAACTTTTGGATACCATTATTACCAAAAAACAAAAGATGTAGTAATGCTACAAACAATCTTTAATCATTCTGCTCCATCGATTACATTACGTTATATAGGAATCCAACAAGATGAGATTGATAAATCATTAGAAGATTTCAGTTTATAAATAAGAAACAACAAAAGTAGCGAATCCGCTGCTTTTTTATTTTGTATAGAAAAAAGGAACCCCAAAAAGGATTCCTTTTCTTATTCCGATCTATCTTAAGCGCATATAAGATAACGTTATTTTACATCTTAATATTAGGAATTACAATAATTAATTTAGGGTTTACCGTGAGGTGGTGTAAATGGAAGAAGAAACTATAAACGTTCCTACATGCTCTGTTTGTAATGAACCCTGCATGTGGACATTAAAAATGCCATTAACTATTACTCATTTTGATAAAACATATATCCGTGAAGTAAATACGGATAAAGCTCATATATGCATTGAGTGTTTAGAGAAGGAAGTGCAAGCAATTGGATAAAAGGGGGCAGGTGTTATGTAATTATGGCCAGACAAAGAAGTCCAGACCGTAACAAAGCGTATGAGATATTTAAAGAACATAATGGTAATATTACGAATCGTAAAATTGCTGAATTGTTGTCTACATCCGAACGAACTGTTAATGAAAAAACAGTAGGTGGATGGAAAACAAAAGATAAATGGATGCGGCAATTAAATGGAGTACTCCATAAAAATGAACGGAGTACTCCAAAGAAAGAAACGGAGTACTCCAAAAAGAAACCAGGAGCACCCAAAGGTAATAAGAATGCTGTAAACAATCGTGGTGGAGCCAAAAAGGGCAATAAAAATGCTGTTGGTAATCCTGGAGGTTCTGCTCCATTGCGTAATGGTAATGCTGCTACTCATGGTTTATATAGAAAGTATTTACCACAAGAATTATATGATTTAAAAGAAGAACTAGAGGAAGCTATTAACAATGATCCATTATCGATTTTATGGGAAAGTATAATGCTGCAGCATGCTCAAATCATTCATGCTCAACGTATTATGTTCGTTAATAATAAAGAGGATATGACAAAGGAACTACGAAAGAAAAAGCTTAGTGAAAGCGGATTTGAAGAAGAGTGGGAAATTCAATTTGCTTGGGATAAACAAGCAAGTTTCTTAAATGCTCAATCTAAGGCACTTTCTACCTTGTCTGCTCTTATTAAGGATTTTGATAGGTTAGCTAATATAGATGATGAGCGACGCGCTAAACTTGAATTTATCCAGGTTCAAATCGATAAAATTAAATCTAATACTAATAATGATGATAACAATATAGAACCAGTTGTTATTGTAGACAATATCAGCGGTGATTTAAATGTCTAAAAAACAAATAGCCGATATACTTCCGCCAGCATTCCATCAAGTTTGGTTAGCCCGTAAATGCGAACCGATATTAAAAATTGTTTGTAAGGGCGGTCGTGGTTCGGGTAAATCTACTGATATATCCATTTGTATCGTTATGGACCTTATTCAGTTTCCTATTACGGTTCTTTGCATACGTAAAGTAAAGGATACAATAAGGGAATCCTGCTATGAGCAAATAAAAGAAGCGATAGAGATCTTAGGTGTAGAGCATTTATTTCGTTTTAAAGAAAGCCCGATGGAAATCATTTATAAACCGCGTGGAAATAAAATAATATTCCGTGGTGCTGATGACCCTGCAAAAATCAAATCTATTAAAATAGCGAAGTATCCAGTTGCTATTGCATGGTTTGAAGAGTTGGCCGAATTTAAATTAGAGGAAGATGTTTCTGCAATAGAGAAATCTATTTTGCGTAAAGAATTACCGAATGGATTGCGATATAAAATGTACTACTCGTATAACCCACCAAAGAGAAAACAGTCCTGGGTTAATAAGAAGTTTGAAACGCAATTCAAGCCAAAGAATACATTTGTACATCATAGTACATATCATGATAATCCTCATATTTCTAAGCAGTTCGTGGAAGAAGCAGAAGAAACGAAAAGGCTTAAACCACAGCAATATGAACATGAATATGAAGGGAAACCGACAGGCAGTGGAGTTGTTCCATTTAGTAACCTCACATTCAGACGTATTACAGATGAAGAAATCAAATCATTTGATAATATACGTCAAGGGATTGACTGGGGTTATGGGAATGACGCACTGTCTTTTGGTCGTATGCATTATGATAAAACGCGCAGAAAGCTTTATATATTCGGTGAAATACATGGCGTTAAAATCAGTAACCGCTCATTAGCTGAAAAGATTAAACAACTCGGTTGGGATGACGTCGATATAATTGCGGATTCATCGGAACCAAAGTCAATTGATGAAATGAAAAACGATCATGACATTAAGAAAATCAAAGGTGCAGTTAAAGGGCCTGGTTCTGTTGAATACGGAGAAAAATGGTTGGATGATTTAGAAGAAATCATAATTGATCCGGAGCGCTGTCCAAAAACTGCAGGCGAATTTGAAAATATTGATTATGAAGTTGATAAAGATGGTAATCCGAAAAACAGATTACAAGATAAAGATAACCATAGTATTGATATGACTCGTTACGCATGTGAGGACGATATGAGTAAACGTAAAGTCGTTATGGGCGGAAAGGTTAAAAGAGTGTAGTCGGACATTAATTGTTCGGCTATTTCTTTTGCTCTTTATTAATAGAAGAAAGGAGGACATACAAACGAAATGAGCGACAAGAAAACCATAAAGAATGTAAAAGTATTTGGTATTAATAAAGCAGCAGATGATCCGAAGAATAAGGAAGACAACAGCAAGCAAATGGCAGTTGATCCATTCGCTCAATCATATAGTGATAAAGGATTAATTAAACCTCCTTATGATATGGCAACTCTACTGGATATAAAGGAAAGCAATCCTATTCATTCTGCTTGTATTGGCGCAAAAGTCGATGATATTGCTGGTGTTGGTTTTGACTTTGCCCCATTTGAAGAAGTAAAAGAAGCAGCAAGCCAGGAACAATATAAAAGGTTAAAAGACTTTATGCGTAATTGTAATCCAGAAATGACGAGCGCAGAAATCATAAGAGCCGTATGGGATGATTATGAGACAGTTGGCTGGGGAATTATTGAAGTTGTTCGTAATAACAAAGGTGAACCGTCAGAACTATACCACATTCCGGCTCATACAGTTCGTGCTCATAAAGATAAAATTCGCTTTGCTCAAATCGTAAGTAACAAAGAACGCTGGTTTAAAAAGTTCGGTTATCCTGATGAGTTTCGTCTTGTTGATGGTCAAGCTTTAGGAGCAGAAGATATTGCAGAAAACGGAACAGAAAAAGCCGGAGAAGTGATTGTTATTCGTAAATTCGGTTCTCGTTCTTCTTATTATGGGATACCTAATTACGTTAGTTCTATTGGCTCAATAGTTGGCTCTCAAGCAGTGAGAGATTACAATATAAACTTTTTTACAGGTAAGACTATTCCAGATGCTCTGCTATTTCTTGAGGGAGTAGACGAAGTAGAAGAATCAGTAGAAGAAGAATTACAGGCATTCTTTTCTGTTGAAACTAAAGGTGAACATCATAAGTTGGCCGTAGTTCCTGTTCCACCAGGAGCAAAAGCTAGATTGGAAAAAATCAGCCCTGATGTAAAAGAAGGTAGTTTCCGTTTGTATAAGCAGGATAGCGCAATGGAGATTTGTGTGGCCCATCGTGTACCGCCTTATCGTATTGGTTGGGCTATGACAGGTTCATTAGGACAAACAACTGCTAAAGAAATGAATGAGATGTACAAGCGCTCTATTATTGAACCTGGACAAGAAATATTAGAACATCGATTAAATAATCAATTATTTCGTGTATTTGCTGAAATATTAGGCGGTTTAGATTGGCATTTCAAACTTAATGAGATTGATACAGATGATCGTGAAGCAGATTTGAAGTATGCAAAAGACAGTTATGAAGGTGGAATATTAAAATTGAATGAGTCCCGTAAGGTAGTAGGTTATGAACCTGTACCAGGAGGGGATAAATTCTTTGATGGTACAACTGAACCTTCTCTACCGGAACCAATTGCAAAAGCTGCAGATGATGAACAAGATAACTTAATTGCTATTAATGCATTTAGGGAAAAGCATGAAGAAATAGAGAAAGCTATGCAAAAGAAGGTAGCTGATTTTTTTCCGAGCAGGGAAAACGGCTCTTAAACCTGCTTCCCGTAATTCGTATTAATAAAGCAGATGAAGAGATTGATCTTGTAATTGCAGAAGCAGAAGTTGATGAATTTATGGATAGTGTCGATTGGGATGAGGAACGACAAATGTTTGTCGATGAAGTCACTGCTACGCTACAGGATGATGTAACAGAATTTGTACAAAGTACCATTGCATCAAATGGTTTAACCTGGATGGTATTAGATCCAATTGGTGACGTTGCTGCAAAATGGGTTGCTGCTTATGCATTTGAATTAGCAAAAGGAATCCATGAAACCACTAAAGATAGATTAAGAGAGACAATGTTAAAGAATCTTAGTGAGGGAATGGGTGTCGATGCATTAAGTGTTTCTATTGCAGATGTGATGTCAGAAGCAAGTAACTATAGAGCAATGATGATTGCACGTACAGAAACAACATATGCAATGAATTACGGCAATTTAATCGCTTATAAGGGTGCAAATAGAAACAAGAAAACATGGCTTACAGGTAACGATGAGCGTGTTTGTAAAGAATGTGGTGGGTTGCACGGGGAAACAGTCGATATTGATGATCTATTTAGTAATGGAAAGATGTGCCCACCAGCTCATCCTCATTGCCGCTGCACTATGATTTCAGAAGATTAATTATAATACACCTATTTGATTGGGGTTTCATCGTCAAAACGTATACGGCTTTAAATTGGCTGCTATGCGTTTTGACAGTGGAACCCCAATATTTATAGGGAAGGGGGTAAAAACGATGGGATACGAACTAAAAAACGCCAATATCGGTTATGTTTCATTAGTTACAAAGGGCGCAAACGGTCGTCAATTTGCCATTATGAAAAGCGAATCTGCTAAACAACCAAATATATCAAAACAGGTTCCAATCCTTAAAACAGAGGAAGATAAGCAGCTTGTTACAGGTGTGGTATATGAACCAGATGTAGAAGATACACATGGGGATACAATGACCGCAGAAGAAATTGAAAAGGCTGCATATACCTTTATGGATAATTACCAACACATCGATAAACAACACGATGAAATCGCTGGTAAAGGGACAGTAGTTGAAAACTGGATTGCTAAAAGTGATATGACAGTAGGCGAACAAGAAGTAAAAGCAGGAACATGGCTTATGACTGTTCGTGTTGATGATACAGACACCTGGGAAGAAATTAAAAAAGGTGAAGTTACTGGCTTTTCAATGGGGGGATTTGGCGAACGTGTAGAAATCGCAAAAGCAGATGATCTTACTCATGAAGAGAAAGGCATTATTCGTAAAATGGTCGGTTTCTTCAAAGGTGAGAAACACGAGATTAAAAAGGGCGAAGTAAAAGATCGTTTTGTAGATGAAAGACAGAATCGTGATTTACGTGCTGTTTTTAATTTGTTCGAAGATGTGTTCTATTGGGAAATTTGGGAGAACAATCCCGATATCGATCGGATGACAGCTGCTCTTGATGATATGAAGGAAATCCTTTCTTCTATTAAAGGCGGTTATACCATTGCGAAATCTGAGGACAGTGTACAAGCAGAAAACATTGTATTAGAAAGTATTAAAAAAGCTGGGAAAGTTTTATCCCAAAAGAATCATGCGAAATTAGATGAAGCATTAGCTTTAATTAGTGAAATAAAAGAAGCTGCTTCACCAGAGGAGGAAGAAGAAATGAAAGCAGAGGATATTGCAGAGGTTGTTAAACAAGCAGTAGCGCCACTAGCTACTAAGTTAGATAAGATTGAAAAGCAGGTAAATGGTGAAGAGCCTACACCAGAAGAGCAAACAGATGAGGAGAAAGTTGCAGCGGTTATTCAAAAAGCATTAGAGCCATTTGCTGAACGTCTTGGTAATCTTGAAAATACTGCTTCAGTTCGTAAATCGTTAGATCCTGATGGTGATCCAGTACCTGGACAACAACCAATTAAAAAATCTATATGGACAGGCGTTAACCTGTAATATAAGGAGGAAATATTAATATGGGAACAACATACAACAATCAGCAATTATTAAATCGTCTATCTAAAATTGAAAAGACAATTACTACAGGTTCAGTTTCTTCTGGTTTATTAAATCCAGAGCAAAGTAAAGAATTCTTTAGAATGGCATTTGACGCAACACCATTCTCTCAATTACATCGAAAAGAAATGCGTAAAGCAAAACAAGGTGTACTTGATAAAGTTGGTATTGGCGGCCGCATTCTACGTAAGAAAACAGAGAATAAAGATGAGGATTACCGTGCAGGTGTTAATACATCAACTATTCCATACAATACAAAAGCACTTCGTCTACCTTGGGAAATTACAGAAGAAACGCTGCGTGAAAATATTGAAGGGGAAGGCTTTGAAGATACTGTAATGGCACTTATGTCAAGTCAAACAGGTGTTGATTTAGAGGATTTACACTGGAATGGTGATGCTGAATCATCTGATCCATTTTTATCAATTAACGATGGTTGGTTGAAGAAGATTTTAAAATCAAAAGAATCCCATATTATTGACCACGCTAAACTAGTGACTGGTACAGGAGAAGAAGCAAAAGCAAATGGATTTGGTAAGGGTTCAATCTTTGCCTTATCTGGTGTAATGCCAAATAAATATAAAAATAGTAATCTACGTTGGATTATGTCGCCAAATCGTAGAGAAAAATGGATTGAATATTTAACAAACCGTCCTACAGGTGCTGGTGACGCTGCATTACTTGGAGCAGGGGATCAAGTTAATAAACCGATGGGATACGGAATTGTTACAGTACCTTCTTTAACGGATGATGTAATTATTCTTGCAGATCCACGTAACTTTATTGCTGTTAACACATATGAAACACGTATTCGTAAAACAACAGAAGGTAAATCTGCAGTAATGGAAGATAAACGATTCTATGTAATTCACTTTGATGATGATGCTGTAATTCAAGAAATGGATGCAGTTGCTATCCTTACAAATATTCCTGATACGTTTGGAGCATAATATCCAAGCTTATTTTTTATGGGAATAAACCCTTTGTTATTAGGGTTTTGAATGTATACTTTTTTATTATTTTCTTGTTTTTAATAGAAAACGAGATATAACCAATAAAACCAATAATTCGAATGTAAACTTTCATTGATTAGTTTACATTCGAATTTTCAATAAGAAAAACCACAGCAAAGACCTAAGCTATATTGTGAATGCTCATAGTACTATATGCTGGATATCAAAAACGTGTTAAAAAGTAAACTTTTAATAATGAGTTTATATTCGCGAAAGGGGTGTTAATTATGAAAGTAGTTACGCTGCGATACGGTGGCACTTACACCGCTTATGGGCAAAAGTTTAAAAATGGCCAAGAAGAAACAGTTGCAAATGATAAAGCTGATTACCTTGTAAGTACTGGACATTTTGAACTTGTAAAAGAAGTCGATAAGAAGGAGAAAGAAACATAATGGATATCACCATACAGGACATTAAAGACCGCGTAAATGTGCAGAAAATGCCTGATACAGTTATTCAAGAACTAATAGATTACCATACGGTTATTACTAAAAAGTATTTAAGAGTCAAACCGGAGAACCCAATGAAGGAAATCATTCATACTAGTAAACTAGCTTGGCTTTCTTTTCCTGCTGAATCTATAGCAAAAGTAACTCATGTTAGTTCGAAACAAGATATGTCCGATTCTATCACTGTAAACGGGCGTATTGTTTATGGTTTATCCGAAAACCAATTGTATGAATTCGAATATAAGATACAAGATTATGATGATCTGCAGGTACTTATGAAGAAATGTATTATTGATTTGGTTGTTTCTGCAGTAGGACGTTCTAAATTACAACGGAAAGGTATGAAGACATCCGAAAGTATAGGGGATTATTCGTACCAGATTAGCCCAGAAGCGTTAGATGAACCTGCTACAAACAATAAGATACTTAATGGTTTAAAAGCGTTTAGAGCAAGAGTTAAGCCAGTGATGGCCACATGAGTATGTTCTTTGACGATGGTGAAATGGATGATTTATATATTCATGAAGTAGTTGTAAAACGAAAGAAGAAAAAGAAACAATCCTCTGGTAACTATGCAGAAGTGCCAGAGGACATTTACGAGAATATGATTTGTCGTGTAACTACTAATTCTGCTGCTGATAATGAGAGATTTAAACGTGATAAACAAAATTTCGATACAACCTTTAAGATATATGCACCTGCTTCTTACAAAATTAAGCCGAATGATCTTATATATTTCAAAGATGATGATTTAGGCGTTGATTATACATTTGAAGTAAAAGGAGAACCACGTAATCCTGCGTTTATGAATCATCACATTGAGATTTATTGTGAAAAGGTGTGATTCTATATGTCTAGTTCAGTAGAAGTTGAGTTTTCGAGCAATATGGAACAAGTAAAAACACAAATTAATAATATGTGTGTTGAAAAAGTAACTGGTGCTACAATCCATTTGCAAAATCAAGTCAAAAAAAATCTTACAGGTAGTCGTAGTGGTAAACAATACAAAATACCACATACAAGCCGTAAATATACAGCATCCAAACCAGGCGAAGCTCCTGCTGTTCGTACTGGTGATTTATTAAATTCTATTAAGTACAACATTAAAAGGTCGCAATCAGAGGTGTTGGGTGCAGTAGGATCTGACTTAAAAAAAGCAATATGGCTTGAAACTGGTACGAGTAATATAGAAGCCCGTCCATTTCTAGTAAAAACGTTTGAGAAAGAGCGCAGAGAACTGAAAAGGCAAATGGGAGGGTAATTGTATGTCTAATGCTATTGCAGCTATTAGGACGCTTGTAGAGAGCGATGAAATAATAAAGGCTAATCTATCAGAATATGGTGAAGGCGAAGACAGAGGTCCTGCTCTTACATTCCAAACTGCACAGGATGATATGGAAATGCCTTATGCAATTATGAGAATTGAAGCAGATAATCCGGATGATGTTGAAATTATAGAACGTATGATTCTGAATTTCGATGTATATTGTGACAACGGGGATTATGATAAGGCGAAGTTAATTGCTACACGTATTGAGAAGTTGCTAGATAGAGAAGTTGGATTAAAAGATGATGGGATACTTTCTATATTTCGTGCAGGTAAACTGCCGATACCGGATGAAGACCCGTCTATCATTCATATGAATGTAAAATTTCTTGTCCGAACTATTCGAACGGACTTGTATTAGGAGGTAGAACAAATGGGCTGGAAATTAATTAATGGCGTTCGGGAAGGCACAACTGATAATTTTGTTATCGGTCCTGGTGTCATTTACAAAAACTTTAAAAGTATTAAAGATTTAGGGGAAATGGTTGGGGCGACGACTGGCGGAACAAAAGTCGGTTTTGATCGAGAATACTATGATGCAGATATTGATGGTGTACTTGGTAAATTAGTACGTGGTAAATGGTTGTTAAAAGATGAACCACATGTTGAGGTAACACTTGTGGAATTCACGAAAGAAAACCTGCAGTTAGCTTTACCTGGTATGACGGTAGATAGTACGACTGAAAAAGATTACGATGTTTTGACACCATCAAATGATATTCCTGATTCAAATTACCATGATATTGCGCTAATCGGTATGATTTCGGGTAGTGAATCACCTGTAATTTTTGTAATTCGTAATGCTATGGTCGTATCTTCTATTGAAGTGGATCTGAAAGATGGTAAAGGAACGGTTGGCTTAAAATGCAAATTTATCGGTCATTACAGTGAATCAGCACCAACTACTCCACCATATTCGATTTATTTACCAAAGAAAAAGGAAACAGCAGCACTTAAAGCGCCGACTACCGCATAAATGGTAGTCGGTTTTCTATTACATAAAACTAGCTAAATGCTAAAAGGAGAGAATGAAATGAAATCTATTTTAGAAAAAATGATGAATACCGGTACAGAAATTACTATTTTAGGTGAACAAGTGACAATGCGTCGATTAAATGTAACGGACGTTTGGCGATTTGCTAAAATCATTTCTAAAGTTGGACGCCACGCGATAGCTGATTTCGCAGAATTTGGTAAATCTAAAAACGAAATGGATGAATTAACTAAGGCTGCGGAGTCTCTTCCAGAAGAGGAAAAGCAAAAACAATTAGCTGCACTTAAAGAACACAAAAGTCAAAAGGGTTTAGAGTTTGCTTTACGTGTCTTAACAATGATTCCGGCTTGTGAGGATGATTTCACAGAGTTCTTTGCAAGTTTACTGAAAGCTAAGAAAGAAGAATTTTGCCAACTACCTCCCGAAGCAATGGTTTCTGTTATTCAAGGATTACTAGAAAGTGAAGACTTAATGACTTTTTTCAACCAAGTGCAGGGACTAGTGAAAGTTCAGAGCGAGAAATGGAGCCAATCAGCAGCAGCTCCGATTCAAGCCTAAACGAAAATTCAGATGAATATTTAGAGGGAGCCGAACAAAATATGTTACGTGCTTTCGATAAGATCCAAAAACGGTATGGATGGACAGATGATTATGTCTTATCAATACCGTATTCGCGTTTAATGGACCTGTTTTCTTTAATTGCACGAGAAGAGCAGCAAGAAGAATTAAATGAGTGGAAGAAGATGGCGTTCATTGGTTTTCAAACTCGTCAACTTGAAGAGGGTACTACTTTCGATGATTATCTAAAAGCCTTTGGACTAACTGATAACCAGGATGATAAGGAATCATCTTATGAAATGGGTGAAGTATGGAGCAAAGAAGAATGTGAAGCACATGTTGAGCAAATTATGGCTCAATTCCAGGAAGACGACGATGAAGAATAAAATGGTTATCGGCCCCAGAAAAGGGGGTGCATAAATGTTAGCTGAAATGTTCCAACTGTTCGGAACGATTGGTATTAAAGCAGACGGCGCTTATAAAGATTTACAACAATTTGAAGATCGAGTACAAAAGACTGCAAACGGAATGCATGATAAGTTCCAAAAAGCAGGGGAATCCATTAGTCATGTAGGTAACAAAATGAAAGATGTTGGTACTAACATGACTGCTGGTGTTTCACTACCTTTAGCTGGTATTGGTGCTGCAGCTGTTAAAGTAGCGTCTGACTTTGATGCTTCTAATAGAAAACTAGAATCTACGCTTGGATTATCAAAAGAAGCTACAAAAGAGCTTGGTAATGTTGCAAAAGAGACCTGGAAAGATGGATTTGGGGAAAGTATAGAAGCAGTTGATGAAGCTGTAATACAAGTAAGTCAAAACATGAAGAATCTTTCTTTCGATGAAATGCAGGGAGCTACGCAAAGCGCTATGACTCTTGCGAAAACTTTTGACACTGACGTTAATGAGGTTACACGAGGGGCCGGACAACTTATGAATCAGTTCGGGTTAGATGCACAAGAGACATTTGACCTCTTAGCTTCTGGTGGACAAGCAGGCTTAAACTTCTCAAACGAAATGTTCGATAACATTTCCGAATACGCGCCTTTATTTAAACAAGCAGGATTTTCTGCAGAAGAGATGTTTACCATTATGGCAAATGGAACGCAAGATGGTTCATACAATCTCGATTACGTAAACGACCTTGTAAAAGAGTTCGGTATTCGTGTACAAGATGGATCAAAAGGTGTAACAGAAGCCTTTGCAGAAATGAGTCCAGAAACACAAAAAGTTTGGGACAATTTTAATAAAGGTAAAGGAACTTCTGCAGATGTATTTAACGCAGTACTTGGCGATTTAGGCAAAATGGACGATAAAGTCAAAGCTAATCAGCTTGGCGTTGCTGTATTCGGTACTAAGTGGGAAGACATGGGAGCTGAAGCTGTATTAGGGCTTACTAATGCCGATGGTGCATTACGAGATGTTGATGGCAGTATGAAGAAAATGCAGAAGACACAGCAGGAAGCATTTGGTGTTCGCTGGCAAAAACTCACTCGTACTACAATGGCATCCTTGGAACCGCTAGGCCAAGCAATTCTTGATATTGCAGAAGTTGCTCTTCCTCCCATTATCAAAGCTGTAGAAGTAGCTGCAAAGGCGTTTAGTTCTATTCCAAAACCAATCCAAATTGGTATCGTAGCAATTTTAGGCATGGTTGCAGTATTAGGGCCATTAGTCGCCATGATGGGCTTTATGACAAGTGGAGTTGGTGCATTTGTCGGTTCATTCAGATTCCTAGTACCCGTACTATCTAAGGTTCCTTTGCTATTTACAGGTATATTAAAACTCGGTCCTAGATTAATTGGTATGTTCGGAATGATAGGAAGAGCAGTTGCTTTTCTAGGTAGTACTGCATTTGCAGGACTTTTAAAAGTAGGGCCTAAACTTATTGGAATGTTTGGTGCAATAGGTAGAGCGCTGGCTATACTCGGAAGATCTGCAATGACATTACTCATGAATCCCTGGACGATTGCCCTACTTGCTATTGTTGGATTAGTTTATTTAATCTACAAAAATTGGGATTCCGTTGTTAAATATACGAAAAATGCTATGAAATGGATGGGTGACGCATGTTCTAAGGGGTGGGACAATACTGTAAAAGGTGCAAAATCCGCCTGGAATGGGTTGTCTAAATTCTTTCATGGATTTTGGGAAGGAACGAAAAAAGTCTTCCACGCTTCTGTATCATTTATAGGAAAAATGCTCGAAGCAGCCTGGCGCGGTATAGCTGCAGTTATAAAGTTTTACATTAATTTCTGGAAAAAAGCATTCGAACTTGGCTGGATTGCTATAAAATTCATTTTTAATGCTGCTTTAAATATTTTAAAAAGCGTTGTTAAATTCGCCTTAGAATTCATTAAGAATGTAATTTCATTTTATATAAAAGCGTATCAAACGATTTTCAGAGTTGGGTGGAATGTCATTAAGACGATATTTACCACTGTCCTTAATTTCTTGAAATCGTTTGTTCGTGCTGCGTTCGAATTTATAAAAAGTGCTATTTCTACAGTGATGAATGCAATTAAAACAATCATTACTGCAGCATGGAATTTTATAAAAACAGTATTTGTTACTGTATTGAATTTCATTAAAACAACTGTTCAAAATGCATTCAACTTTATTAAAAATATAATCATTACCGTAATGAATGCGATTAAGAATTTCATTCAAGCGTCATGGAATTTTATTAAGGATACGATCATTGGAGCAGTTCGAACCTTTGTTAATTTCGTAGTAGATAATTTTAATAAGATTAAAAATACAATTTTTAGTGTTGTTGGAGCTATTAAAGATTTCATAGTAAGTAATTTCGCTACGATTAAGAAAGTTATTACCGGAACTTTTACAGGGATTGTAGATACCGTAAAAGATGTATTCAGTAAAGTGGGTAGCATTGTAAAAAATGTAGCAAAAGCTGCAGTTAGCTGGGGAAAAGATATCATTGCTGGTATTGGTGAAGGTATGGCTGCAATGGGTGGCTGGGTAGCTGATAAAGCAAAAGGCGTAGTTAGCGGAATTCCAAAAGCAGTTAAAAAGTTCTTTGGTATTCGAAGTCCATCACGCCTAATGATGGAATTTGGTGGATTTATTACAGAAGGTCTAGGTGTAGGTATGGAAAACATGATCCCTGCAGTAGACAGAGCTTCTGAACTACTAAATAAAGCCGTTGTGCCACCTAAACCAATGAAACTAGTAACGGATGTATCTACTCAAATCGGACAAATGGGAGCACGTTCTGCGGATCTAATCGGTAAAACTGCACATCCATTCGCTGGCCAAACCCACGTTGAGAAGAAAACAGATAAAGGTGTTACGATTCAAAAAGCTGAATTCAAAGTGGTTGTTGATAAACTACAGTCTGCAGACGACTTTGTAAAAATGAGAAAGTTACTACAAAACGTAGTTGCTGATGATCTAATGGGAATGGCGGTGCGAAATGTATGAGTGTATTAAAAACATTGCATAGAAAAGCAGGTTCGTATTACCTCTTTGAAGATATAGTAGAATTAAAAAACACAATAAAATATACCATTACTTTTGGATGGCCAGGGACATATAACTTTCATTTTATGTCCCGAGTTCCTATTGGTTCTGATGGCATGCTACCGGATAAATACTTTATTGTTCGGGTAAATGGTATTGAAAGATTTAGAGCACGAGGACCTTACGCCTGGGAAGCAAGAGAAATATTTGTTGGTGCAGGACCACAAACAATTGAATTTACAACAATAGGCTATGGTGCTTCTGATGTAGCCTATGTAAGCCAAGCTTCTTATCATGCATTTGGGTATGTTCCTAACATTGCAATGATTGAGCAAACAAAGATGCCAAAGTCACTAGACGGCTTAAAAACTCACAATGTTATGCATGGATATCCGCGTTTTCAAAGTGCTGGTAATAAAGGATGCGAAGTAGAATTCACTCTGCTATTTAGAGATATAAAATATTGGCGTGATTTCATGAAGGAAATATATCGTACTCATATTATCACTGGTGATTATGGTACCTACGGGGGTATTGTATCACCTAATGAAGTAGATACTATACGAAAAGGCACATTGGTAATAGCAAAATGTAAATTAATATCTACAGCACAAGCAGGCGTTGGAGTTGATGGCATATGAGAGAAGGTTCTGTATCTTTAATTAGAATGTTGGGTAGTCATTTCCAATTAGGAAATAACTCCCCTAATTTAATTGTTTTTATGAAAAAAAAGGACTCTTCTTCTTACGTCCAAATTCAACACCGTGTAACGAGTTTAGAAGTCCAGGAGAACGCAGACCAATTCGCAAGTACATTTACTATTACCTTTGCAAATGAATACGGTCAAATGGCTCCTGATAATTGGTATGGTAAGTTCTCTTCTATTCAAGAATGGTTTTATAATAGTGAAGTAACAAATACAAATCAACTGTATCCACAGACAGAATTTAAGGTGTCTATTGGCTACGGTGAAGAGGTTTTACCTTATATACATGGTTTGGTATCTGATGTGAAGGTAAATGCCGAAAGTGGTACTATTTCAGTCACTTGTACAACATCTTATAAGAAACTTCTACATAAATCAGTAATACCAACACCTGGATCAGATGAAATCGTTGCGCCAACTGGAAATGTATATAATGTTGTGAAATTCTTCTTTCAAAAAGCAGGGGTTTTCTTACATGGTAGTCCTGTAAACATACCTGGTACCAATCAGAGTTGGCTTGTTGAAGGTGCTACTGGTAAGAGGTTTCAAAAATGGGATGAAATTGTTCGCGATATTATAGATACAACATTCCACTATATTAAACATGAACCGGATGGAAGTTGTACGTTTATGAAAATGCCGGACTATGCCATTAACGAGCCTGCAAAATTTAACTTTAATGAAGGTGAGAACCTCATTTCATTAGATATGCAGCTAACAGATCAGGATATCAGTAATAGCATTGTTGTTAAATGCGGAGATTACGCAAACGGATTTCTTAATTCGTTTCTATTAAAAAATGTATCGCAGGGTGATTTACGAGAGGAAATGATAGAAGTCCCTTGGGCGACAACGTTTTTCGCAAGAAGAGCAGTAGCTGCAGCTTATCATTTAAAAGCAATCCAGAAGTTTAGGACATTAACGGTAGCAGTAGTTGGTGATCCAAGGATTCAATTGTTTGATGTAATTTCTGTTTACAACCGAGATTCTGGCCAACAATGGAATTATTTCGTGAAAGGTATTAATACTATGATTTCAGCAGATGATGGTTTCTATCAAACTTTAGATTTAACAGTTAACTATGGATACGAACCTACTCCTTATACAGACATAAGCGGAATCACAGTAAACGTAGATACCTTACGGTTAAAACTTTGGGATTATGATTATGAAGATGGTGACGTAATAAATATTTACGCCAATGATAGGTTAATAGAAGAAAATTACCTTATCCGAAACAACCCTACATATGTTGATATCCCGCTCGAATACGGTATAAATGTAGTTGTATTTGAAGCTGTACGAAATCCTTTAAAGTGGCTTACAGGACGAATGCAAGTGTTAGATACACAGAATAATATTCTATTTGATTATGGTGATATTCCAGATTTAACGTTTGATAGAAAAAACATAGGTCCAGATGGATATTATATTCAACGTCCTGCAAAAACATGGTCTGTCACAAGGGTGAATTAGGGGTGATATGATGATAATGCAAAAGAACTTATATGATCCGATTATGTATTTGATGAAAGGATTAATTGATAGAGAATTTTACAGCGGTGGAAAACCAATGCCTGGCGATGACCCAAATAACGTATTTAAAGAAGGTATGACAGAGGGATATACCCTCATTCGTGATGGTGCTCGTTTATCAGCTGTTGATGGAGATAAATATCTTTATTACGATTTAGTTTTTAACGAACACGGGATGTTAGATAAGGTTATTCTATCCCACAAGATAACAGGAAAGATGATGGAAACACAATTAATATATAATGCACAGAAACAATTAGAGCGTGTGCAGCCGCGACTTCTTAATAAAGGTAACGGTATGTTATCTGATTTAGCAATTCCCGATGTGTCGTAATGATGCACGGGAATTTTTTAATACACGGAAAAGGGTGAATGCTCTTGTTTGAAACAACCTATTTAGCTGGTGGGCGATTAGATCCACCTTTTCATCCAACAAAAACGGAACCATTCGTACCTGGGTTCATTATGGATTCCACATCATATAAAACGGATGAAGTGAAATATATATTACCTGCAGATATGGAGATTTACGCAATTAGTGTTAGTTCCTCCATGTATGAATTAGATGATAAATGGGATTTAATCGTGAACGGACAAACTGTTTGCCAGGATATCTATACGAAGCGTATTCCCGAAGGTATGCACTTTATGGTTTATAAAGCAGTCGCAGCAGGAAGTACAATTACATTCCGATTCCATAATCAAGGCATTCTTGATAAAACGGTATGGTTTGAACTTCACTTTTTAAGATAAAGGAGAGTACTTTATGAGCTTTTCTGTTAACTATATGGCTGGTGGGCGATTTGACGCACCTTACTTCCCTACAAAGACAGAGCCATTTATCCAGGGGCGGAGAATTGGAATTTATAATGACATCCATATAGATAAGTTTTCAGTACCGTTCGAAACGGAAATGATTTCTTTTTCTATCGCTGCGTCACATTACAGTGATCGGGACTATTGGAATTTATTTATTAATGGCCAGCAAGTATTTAAAGAAGTTTATGTAAAAGATGTGCCGGAGGGTTTTAATTTCTCAGTTGTAAAACCTATACCTGCTAGTGCTGAAGTAAAGTTCGAATACCACAATGCATCCGCAGATAAAAAAACTATATGGCTTAATTACCAGCTATTAAGAGATTAGGAGCGTGAAATAGATGGCATACGTTGAAAAAATAGTTACAGAAGCAGACTTTCAAAATTCACTCATAAGTTTAATGACCGAAAATGGTTGGAAGAAAGTCAAAAACTTTTATAAATATATTCATAAAGTAAAAGAGCAAGGAAGCAAAGATAACATTACTAAACTGTATAAATATTGGTGTGCAAAACATGTTATCTTACAAAATTCAGATGGTGGCATGTACGGAATCGTTCAAACTTGGGCTTGGGAGACTAAAACAAAACTAAATATTGATTTATCTACAGATGAAGGAAAAACAGAATTCCAATCTTATGTAGAAGATAATCCAAGATATAAAGATCGTTCTTGTATGTATCTATACATGATAGAACATGTTCCAAATTATCAAGACAATAGCATGATTCAAATGGGTGCCCAAGACGGTTTGGAATTTCAATCTATTATGGACGTGGAATTAGCTGAAGTAAAGGTGACTTCAAATAGAAACGTAAATCCTGAAAGTGGGGAAGTTTATTACACATATTCCTACGAATATACAGATCAACCTCAATTGATGATGTCCCCTTGGGTAAAATGTTCATTTAGAAACCCTAAACTAATAAATATAGATGCCGATTCAAATTGGTGGCCAGATTCAATGGTTCGTATTACGGGACAAGTAGATAAATCTCGTGTGGTTCTTCTAATACAAGCTGATAGAACGCCTGCTTTCGATAATAACTCTGTTCCTGTAATTCCTGTTTATATGGGGAAATTAGAAAGTTATGCAGCTGATGACACAATTGCCGACGCTCTATGGGCAGGTACCGCTTACGATGAAGGTTCAGAAGTGTCTTCACATAAATATGACTTTGAAAGTAAAACTCCATTTAGGGATGTAAAAAAATATATGCCGAGAACAAAATCGTATCCTAAAAACCCAGGTAACGGTATTGATAACATCATAATCAAGCGATCACGTTTTGGAGCAAGGTACCAAGCTCATTATCTAGCGTGGAATGTTCCGCCTAACATGATGCCACCAGATAGAAAAAGTACAACCGGTGGCCAGTATCCGAACGCATGGCAGAATCATGAGAATGATGAATACAAATATCAATTTAACCCTTCTGTTTACAGCAACAAAGTACATACGTCACGAGCGTATATTGTTCATCCAGAAGAAGGTGTACGCGGTTATATGCCTTATATCGTTCTACTATCACCTTTAGGTTTGTTAAATGGAGATAAATTGAAAGTAAGACAAAATACTTGTCCAGATACTCATGACATTTATCGTTTCTTTACAGTCGATGCAATTTCACCAATTACAAAATTACCTGCGACTGCTTATCGACCAGCTGGATTAGGAATTTACGAAAAAACAAGATAAAGGCGGATGAATATAAATGTGGTTTGATAAAATAACGTATTTGCAAACACTACCAAATGACTTAGAAAAAATGTTTACCACTAATGGATGGAATAGAAAACTATTTTTCAGGATTCGTAGTGGAATTAGTAAGTTTATCGATGTACGTTTGTTTGAAGCAGCTGGAAGTGATGGAGAACGTAGAAAACTAGGTGTAGCAAATGCATACGATACGAATCTATCAGATTTTACCGATAATCGATACATTACAGCGGATTCTCCATTAGGTAAATTAGGTATAGGTGATGGTACAAAGAAAGACTTTCAAATGCCTGTATTTCCAGTTACAGAAAGCTCCCTTGTTATTTATATAAATAGTATCGTAAAAGATAAAAAAGGCTATACAGTGAATCCTCGCACTGGAGAAATTAAGTTTACTGACGCGCCAGCGAAGAACGATAAAATTACATATGAATGCCGACTTGCTAATGATGCTTATGAGCCTTCTAACGATATGATTTTCTTCACTTACAGCCAATACTTTATTGAAAAAGAAATGAAACTATCGGATCAAGCAAGTAATTTAGGGAATGGGAATGGAACAAAAACAGAGTTCCAATATCCATTCCCTAATTTCGATGAGTCACGCACCATTTTTTATAAAAATGATGTCATTATCTCACCAGAAGAATACACATTTACCGAATCAAAAGTTGTATTTAAAAAGGCACCCGCAAGTACGGATAATATTAAAATGGCCGGCTTCTATACAATTGAACCTAAAGCAGATGGAACCATAGATACACTAACAGCAACGAAATCTTTTGATACAGAGGATATGTTAGCCATTATGAATGAAGTGTATTCAGCGTTAAATTTCGCCAATCCTTCACCGTATACACCGATTAGTTTCACACCAGAAAAACGGTTTACAAGAGACTGGAAACGAGATTCTGTTGTTTACATGTATGGAAATGCCAATAGAGATCGTATAGCAATGTTTATGCGCGTAGATCCAACACCAGCTCCCGTTCGTGCTTTATTCGTCCCTGTTTATATTGGCCGAATGTACACATTTGATAATGCACCACGAAGAAATATGATAATCGCAGCAGGTTGCCGTACAGGTGATCAATTTGTATATTCTGCAAATAAAAAAGTAGGAAATGCAACAATAGATTATGGAGAAAATACAAGTAATGGTAATGAAACGGTACAATTGGCACAATCTTATACAGGCTCTATGTACCAACATCATTATCTTTCTTTCATTACTCATAACATGGATGTTGATAATGGGCAGGGGCGCTTTAATCCGTCTGTGTATAGTGGTAAATACCATTTAACTCAAGTTTATATTGTTCATCCTAATGATGGGTATGTGGGTAAATTAGATGATGTTTATGCAGTCCATCCGAAAAACATCCAGCAAGCTGATGAATTAGAAATCGAAAAAACAGTTTCTAATGAAGTTTTAGGAAAAGGTGACGGGGCGCGTAAAGTGTTTCACTTAGAACACAAACCTAAAGGCGATACCTTAAAGTTATTACGTTCTTGTATAGAGGTGCCAAAGGAAGAATATGTGTACAATCCCGATGATAAAACCATTACATTTAAAGAACCACCAGTAAACGATGCTGAAATTTTAGCTTATTATGAAATGGCGCAATTATACCGTTATACATTACCAACAACACCTGTTTCGCCAATGACACAAGCAAAAGCAACGCCTTTCAATCCAATTGGCTTAGCGATCTACAAAGAAGATATCTAAAAATAAGGGGGTAGCAGAAGAATGAGTGAAAAAGTTTATTCTATTGCTTCCCCTTCTATATGTACCAAAGAAAAAAGTCATGTTGTCACAATTGGTTCTGGACCTAATAGAAATCAGAGAACCTATTCTTTTTCTATTACTCCGGCAAATACGGAAAATAAGAATGATGTTGAGTATCCAATTTGTATCGCTCCTTATGCAAGGCATAAAGCGGTTAGAGAAGATAATGCAATAGTCACTGCGACGAAAGTACGGGCTAAGGGAATCTTATCCAGCGCCATTGAGGAAGCGATAAGACAAAACGAAATTGATGCTTCTATTTCGGACACAACTGATTTTGAATTAAATCGAATTATTGATGTGGCCAATTTAGAAACGCAGCATTCCCAACGTATTGATAGTGTGCCAGTGCAACTTATTTCTACGGATGAATCCATACAACATGAACGAATTTTTAATATAGACCATATCGAAGGGGTAGAGAGCGAAAGACCAAATGAAAGAACCGCAGTTGTGCATCAAACAGATGAATCACAACTTATAACCAGAGAATACGAAGCAGCTCAAATCATAGAGCAGGATATATTTAAAAATAAATTACGTGAATTCGTAACGGCTGGTGTGGATGAATTACCAGAATGGGTAAAAGTCGCTCGTGTGCTATATGGCGAAGAGTTTTATCAAGATGTAAGTTCAATTGTAACTAGGGAAATACAGGGAGAATATAACGAGGGTGCTGTATCAAATATCGTTTCCCCAACTATCGATGCATTAATTAACACAGAAGTTTGTGGTGATACAAAACGAAAAGAAATAGAAACCCGTTTGCCGGATGATTACGCAATATTTACAACAGAACATGAATTACAAGCTTCTTTAGAAGAATTTGATTTATTCGATGGAAGGGGCACTCCCGTTTATCTTCCGGATTACGACTTGTTTGCTAGGATTCAAAGGGAATTGGTAACCAACATTGAAATACAACATGATTTTGAACGTAAGACAATAATAGAAAATGCCGATCTACTTCCGAGTGATGATTTAACAACCGCAGAAAGAGAGCCTGTTATAGATGCTACTCGTATAGATTTTGACTCTTCTATTCGGATGAAGGAACTCAATGCTGATTCTATTATGATAGAGGATTCAAATAAACATATGGATGTATTTGCTACAGAAAGCAGCGAACCTTATACATTTGAAAGAATAAATGACCAGTATGCTGATATCGTACAAATTCATAATTCCGAACTGATTGTAAAAGAACTTGAGTCTATTCTTCCTGATACGCAGGTATCTGTAAAGAAAGAAAATGTATTTACAGCAGAAGTTGCAAATTCACAAGAAAGCGAAATTACTTCACGTATTTTATCGGTTGAAGATATCACTGCAAGTACCACTGCACTAAAAATACAAAATACATTTGAAGTAATAGAAAGCAGCAAAGAGGAATTTATACGATTAACCGAATTAACTGCAAACATTGCACATATAGACGGTGCTGATCGCTTATTAAATGATTCAAAAGCGGATGCAATTGAATTAATTAGTGCGGACAAGGAAGATTCACCAGTACTTATAGATGTATCTGAAATCATTTCATCCGAATTAAAAGCACAAGACATTCTTACTACTTTAGAAGACCATGATGTTATTGCTAATAAAACAATAAAAGAATTACCAGCTTCCATAGAAGAATTTGATTTATTTGAAGGTATGGGGATTCCTGTATACCTTCCTGAATTTGATTTATTTGGCCGTATTCACAAGGAGCTAGAAACACGCATCACAATCTTTGAAAATACTTCTAAAATATCGAAAATAATACAAATGCAAATAGACCAAACAATCGAATCAAAAAAGGTAATGCAAGAACATACAACTACAGTAATTGAAGAAGTGGCTTCTTATAAACAAAATACACAACAAGCTCTTATTACAGAGCAAGAAACCTTTATCGGTATACGTGAATTTGAAGGCGGAGTTATTCCTGATATAACACCAGCCGATAAAGAAGTTATAACAACAGATACGGAAGTAATTGAAACTGTAGATGCAGCAAGAGAATCTGAACAATATGCAATCGTTAGTGAACAAGAATTATTAGAGCGACAGGATAGTGTAGACGCTGCGACTAACGAAGTAGATACATTTGATAGGGAACATGAACTAGAAATCGTTACAGAGGAATATGAACGATTTGAACGTACACCAGAAAGAGAATCTGTTCTAGAGGATAATGAACTATTCAAAATGGAGAGAGTACTAGATACAGAAAAACCAGATGAATTAATAGTTATTGAAAAAGAAAATGATGATCCGAAGTTATGGCTGCGACATAGCCGCCAATCTTGGTGGACAAATTCAAACTGGAAAAAAACAAGATAAAGAGAGGGTGGTACAATGGCAAGCCAATTAGGAAAAAACCTATGGCAACCAGAACCAGGGTGGACTCGTGAATATTGCACTTTAGAGAATGCAAAACCAGGTAAGTTTTTTTCAAATGTAGACTTAAATAATGAGATAACAGGAGATAAATGGCGTGCTGTAGGGGATGAAAGCAACTTAGAAAGAAACAGCGCCTGGTATGTCGGTGACTCTTTAGGTCGTTCATTTTACTTTAAATTTACAGGGACTTCAGTTCGTATATTATTAAAAAATTTTACAACTCATGCATATAACATCAAGGTCACTATAGATAATATAAGCTATGTTGGTTCGGTACCTGCTTATTCTGCCGAATACTCTCTTGTCGTATTTGAGAAGCTTGATTTAATTAAGGGTGAACATAACGTTAAAGTAACTACAAATGGATATGCTTCTGGTGCACCTGGAACTGCTTATACGTTTATAACTGCTATTGATTATGCAGATTTTAGTGCTAAAGTCGGTGATGTATTAAAAGAACCAGAACCAGGTTGGAAACGGTTTGATGATTATGATAGCAATATCAAATATGAAGGTAATTGGGTTGCAACCCCAGACACCGCAGATAGGTTTAATAGAACTTTTCATCATAAGCATAGTTCTCAAGGTACAGATCCGATAGCAATCGAATTCTATTTCAAAGGAACTAAACTTAGACTGATAACTCTTGTAAACAGTTTATATGATAAAAATCTAAAAATCACAATAGATGGCGTAACAGAAACGTTTAGTAGTTATAAGAACGATGCAAGTGCTGCTCAAATACTCACTTATGAAAAAATAGGTTTATCAAATTCAATTCATACCGTAAGAATTACCGGTATTTATGCAAATTTAGATGCCATCGATATTGATGATACCGGAGAGTTAATTCCAATAGATGTAGCTAAAAAGCCCAAAGTATCCTTATACGAAAAAGAAAGCGGAAAAATATTTGCAGATGATTTTGATTCCATAAATCCAAAATGGCTTATGTCACCATCAAATGTATTTAACAATGCTGTTAAAAAAGGATTCTTACGTATGAATCATTCAGCAGATAAAGACGTTATGCTCTTACTGGATAAACCACAAAGTAACTTTGCAATCCAAGTTATTGCGGATTATGCTCCTACAAAAGAAGGGGATGAAGGTGGCTTACTAATCTATCAAAATGAGAAGAATAAAGTGGAGTTTCTTGAATCCTATTCCGCTAATAGTTCACAAAGCAATAAAGAGTGGATGGCAATATGTAAGGAAGATCAATGGGACTTTTACACAAAGACAGATACATTTTTTGATTATGCGAATAACGATTCGTTAGCAGCAAAAAGAATTGGTGTTGTTCTGAAAAGAGGAACTGCAGAGGGATTTGTACCGCTAGACATCAATAAAATTATTATGACAACAAGCAACATGTTACGCCTGCGCCAACTATATGAAAATTATAAGGTTGTATTAAAAGATACTGCAGATAATACCCTTTCTACTAACATCGTAGCTGCAGCTCATACAGGCATCGATATTTTACTTCCTTCCTTAGAGTTTGAGGGAATCGTAGAAATATATGATGAGGAAAACGAACTACTAGCAAAGAAACAAGCTACCTTCTATGGTGGAGATATGTATTGTATGGGTTCATCCCTACAAATCAAAATGAATAGCGAAGAATTAAATACAACGGATCCAACGAATTTAGGTTACATGTTGAATAATGAGCAGATTGTAATAATGACTATCGTAAATGATAACATTGGCGCTGCTACAAATATAAAACTATCCATTCAGCAGTACATGGAGAAAGTCGGATATACCTGGGCACTCATTTCATTAGATGGTACTAACTATTCGAATGAAATACAGATTGATTCAGTAGCTGCACAAGATACGCGTGATTTTTGGGTGAAAGTTGTGAAGGATACAAATTTCCTAGCATTCGAACCTATTTATTTTAATATTCATCTAAAACATAATTGAGGTGAATACAATATGGGAACTGTAATGAAATTATATAGATATACATCCGAAAGTGAAATTACACCATCAATCCTTATTGAGAGGAATGTACAAATTACAATTGAACCAGGAAAAACTCTATATACTCCACTGGATGTAGGTTGTAACAAATACGATATTCGTACAATTCAAGTTACAAATGATTCAAACGTTGAAGCAATGCTATTTATGTACGACCAAAAAGAGAATGGGAATCAAATTTATAAAAGTTTATCAGAAAAAAGAACGTATGATATTTTAGCCATTCCTTGCGAGGATAAAGATCATACAAACAAGGTCCATCTCTATATAGAAAATAGGGGCGTAGCAACCTCTATTTTTAATGTTTCTATGAAAGCAATACGTTTAAGTTAAGGAGGAATATGTAAAATGACAAATAAAATTTGTAAGTTACACAGACTAGAACGCAGAGAAGTCTTTATGAAGATTATCGATGAAATGAAGAAGGCTGGATGGCAGCAATTAAATGCTGATAAACCATCAAAAGATACGATTTATGTCATGTACTCAAGTGGTAACGATGGTACCAAACATAATTACATAGAGTTACGTCCGTTTGATACAAATGCAAAAAGTGAAGATATTTTAAATAACGCCGCTTTTGCAGAATATGATATACGGAATCCTGCTAAATATGTAACGGATTCTAGTTTCCGTTTAATTAATGGATACGACGAAGTAAAGGGTTTAGGGAAAGGAGGGATAACTGGCCAATTTTACTTACCTTTTCATCAAGGGAAAATTAATGGTAACTATATAGCAAGTAATGTAGGCATTACTAAATTGATGGTAGATTTATATTTATATGTTGATAAAGACACTGTTATTTATTGCGTTTATGAAAACGATGATAACTATCCAGATCGAAAAAAGAAAACTGTAATAGGATTTTTCGGCCTTCCAAGTGAATGCTATCAGCAAGAAGTATTTTCACAGGATTATGGTTCATCACCATTTAGTGTAATGGTAAGTGCTGGTTCTAATTGGAGTGGCAACAATGCACTAACAACAGATAGATCCAGATTTAATTTGCAAGGAAATGGTACGAATGGGATTATTAATACTTTCTATTGGGAGAAAGTTTTTTTAAAATCTCCAACTCTGGAAGGTAATATGATATTTACACCTCTTTACATAGGGGATAGCGTGGATGGATTAAGAGCAAAGTTTGATGGTTTTTACATATATAGAGGTTCAAATTATGTAACTGGCGACATCGTTGAAATTTCTCAAGGTGAAGAAGTACAAAAATATAAAGTATTTAACACTTTCTACACTGGTGCATGGACTTCATTTAGTGATACACAAATTGCTTTACGAATAGAATAAGGCTGGTGATTTTATGACGATAAAGGGCATAATCTTTCAACCGGAATCCCAATATCAAACAGCATCACGTAAAATACAAACGCATAAAGGAACAAAACTAGAAATCAGTAATATGTATCTTACAGGAGTTAGGCAAACCACTATACGAAAAGGTGTTATGTTTAACTTTTCCCAAAACGAAAATCAAACTACTGAAAAAGAAATAATGAAACCGCCACGTACTGAACCACTAGAATATGCGTGGAAGAAAATGAACATATAA